AGGTAAATACAGATGCGGGGGCGGTACACGGTGCGTCACAGACGAAGAAGAATCTATTTGCAGGCACTAGCCTACGCAAAGACATATCAGACTTCGCCGCCCGTGTTCGTCTGTATCACAACAGGCACACGTTACCGTGGGCTGACAAGGGTGAGCGCATGTTACCGACTAAGCTGTTCATGGATTACAAGCAGACTATGAATGGGTTCGAGCAGACGTTCAACATGATGTGCACCAACTTCTTTGTTGAGTATCCGCGTCTTGTTGCAGAAGCACCGATTGCGTTGAAGGGGCTGTATAAGGCAGAGGACTACCCCGAGATTGAAGAGGTGCGTATGAAGTTCGGGTTTAGACGGGCAGTTAAACCGATACCTGAGTCTGGTGACTTTCGCTTAGACATACCTGCGCATGACTTAGTGGAGATGAAGAACGACTACGAGAAACAATACAGCGATAAGTTAGCCGAGGCTATGCGTGAGCCGTGGGAGCGTCTGCATAAGATGCTAGTAGGAATGTCAGAGAAGTTGACCGATATTGAGGGTGATGATTCCAAGAAGCGTTATCACGACACACTTATCTCTAACCCCATAGAGTTGTGTGGACTACTAACTAAGCTGAACGTGACCAACGACCCCAAGTTGGAGGAAGCACGACGTCAGTTGGAGTTGACTATGTTAGGTGCGGACATTGAGAGTATCAAAGAAGATGCAGACTCACGAAGCGCATTGAAGTCTAAGGTAGACGCTATCTTAGGTAAGTTCGATTGGTAACTAAGAAAAGTTAGGAGCAAGACAATGACTGAATCACTAGGAGTAAGTATGAATTTATTTTCATTGAGCAACATAGAGGTGCATCCCGATGTATCTAAGAAGTTGGGTCAGGAGACGATAGGTCAACCGCCTACTGATATGTGCAGATTGGTAATGAATCTAGCGATGGCGAATCCATTGTGGCGGTTCATTGTTACCGATACTATAGGTGAGCACAGACCCGTGGGGTTTACCGTGATTGATAGCGGTGAGGAGATTGGCAAGATTGGTAGGCAGTATTACCGAGGTGACTACAAACTTTCGATTAGAAACGACCGCATTGCAAGTAAGAGAGAACGCACAGAGTCATACCGCACATCAGATGTGGACAAGGCTATCCTCATGGCGAAGAAGATGTTCTTTCGTCTCAAGCCCAACGAGCGTATAGACAAGGCATATGACAAAGCGAAGCAAGTAATGAATAACCAAGCGCACGAGAAGAGTAGAGAGCACCGCTACTCCGAGCGAGATACGCAGAACTCCGCACAGGAATTCATCATGGGAACTGGTTTTCACTTTTTCTTGGCGCATGTAAACGGACTCCCTGAATCCGAGAAGAAGCCCATGCTAAAGAAGATGGAGCAGACCAAGAAGTTCAAAGATGACATGTTAACTATTGAATCAATCCGTAATAGGTTTGGTGATAACAAAGCAGCACTTGTCATCAAGGACGAGGGTAAATACTTGGTGAGGGTTGGACAAGATGTGCAACTTTACGATGATAATACGCTCCCCGTAGAGATGCGAGGAAAGCTAGGTATGTTGAAGTTAGTTGAAGCCGAGCACTTTGTATCGGATGTAGGGTGTCGTATCAACGATGAAATCTTTGTAGTATTAACAGAGGAGACCTAAGAAATGTTAGATAACAACCACACGACAGAAATCTATTCACGAACGCTTAGAACTACTGAGCCATACCTAACAGTAGAGGGGCCCTACAAAGGGCACAGCGACTTCTCAGTTCTACTTGCACTGATAGCCGTAATCGGTATGGTGGCAGTAATTGTATGGGGGTGGATGTGAAACCATTTACACCGCACATAGGTGTTAGCCAAAACTTTCTTGGGGGTAAACCAGACGTAATCGACAGATATGGATTTGGTTGGAGTGTCTCAAGAATTAACAAAGCCATAGCAGAAGAGGTGGCATCTGAAAACGGAACTTACTTAACAAGGAGAGCAAAAATGATATCAACAGACTACGAAAAAGCATCAGAGGTCATGGAAGAAGCAGACAAAGTATTCAAGCGCAACGCTAGTAACTTGATGCAAACAACTGACGAACTACAAAACAATGTAAAGAAAGTCTCAGGCAATGTGCGCAAAGCCATAGACGATTTGGCATCAGGGCTAGTGAAGGTAGAAAAGACCGCTAATTTTCCAAACCTAGAGCGTTATGTATTACTACTTGAGAGAGCCGCAACTGCTATGACTACTCTAGCCGAGTTAGAAAAAGAGGGCAAGCTCAACAAGATTACCAATGCGTTGAAATAAAGGAGAACAAAAATGCTAGAAACAATCGCATGGGCAGTCTTATTGATGTGCCTTGGTGGGGTGGTAGTAGTGGTAGTTGCGGTATCAATATTTATGTTGGGGAGCGTTGACGATGAAAAAAGATGAGATGGTTACGCTACTGCGTAGCGTTAGTTGTGATGAGAATACTGTGACTGCAATGACGCAAGCATATGAGATGGGGTTTGACTATGGGTCTAAGGCGTATGTGCACTTAACCGAAGCACTGGAACACGCAAAGGATTTGTGCGAACGAGTTGACCGAGAAACCTCAGAGGGAGACGACCCATTCACAGGAGACTTTTGGAAGGCGATGAAGAAACTACAGGAGTTGGAATGAAATGCCCGACATGCGGTGCATGGACGCTAGTTAAACAAACAAAAAATTCGCCCACATTTGGGCATACACGAAGGAGAGAATGTGCTAATGAACATAGATTTACAACCCAAGAAGTCATTGTCCCGCAAGAGGCAATTGATGCAGAACGAAGAAATCATTACGAACGTATGCAGAAACAATTGGAATCCGTTCGAGCGGGTAGACCCAAAGCTATTAGAAAAAGTAAAGCGAAGATTTATTAAGAACGATTTCAAGGATGCACTGCTATGACAACAGGAATTGAAGAGTTAAAACCGATAACAAAACGCAAGGGTAGGGGTGTTGGTAAGAAGCCCCCGCTCTTTTGCACGAGCCTGCGTCTACCAAAGGATGTGATGGATTACTTCAACACAAACTATGCGTATACAAAGCAAGCCAAGATGAGAGAAGTTCTTACCGAGTATGTCAATCAACAAACAAACAGGAGTTAACACATGGCAACAGCCAAAAAACCAAACAAGTCACAACAAATCCGTGCCTACATTGCTAAGCACCCGACTGCGAAAGCACGAGAGGTAGCAGACGCATTGAAACTGATACCGCAGTATGTGCATCAGGTAGTCCACAAGATGAAGAGTGATGCCAAAATACCTACGGCAGTAGATACAACCACACAGATAACACCTAAGGAGATAGTGGAGTTGGCTTATAAAATTACGAATGGGCGTGACCGACGTCACCCGATTACAGGCAAGCGACTCATGCAAGGCGCAGACATTGTCACTACGCATCACACCGACATGGTCAACCATCCTCCGCATTACAAAGCAGGGGGAATAGAGACTATCGACTTCATTGAAGCGAAAGGTTTAGGCTATCACCTTGGTAATGTTGTGAAATACGTATCACGAGCCGACCACAAGGGCAACAAGTTGGAAGACTTAAAGAAGGCACAGTGGTATCTCAGCCGAGCCATAGAGAAGTTAAACTAAATCTAGGGGGCATCATAATTGAGGGACGACCTAGCCGATAGATGTGACGGTGTCTCTCTCAAGCAGAGTCCCCCTAATTGATTTGCTCTGCTTGAACCTATAGCGTGACGGGGGGCACGTAATCTATCATCCCCCCACATCTAACTTTTCTTAGGACATACCCGCATATGCGGGATTTTTTTCGCCTGTAGTTGACAAAGTCAAATCACTGTGCTACACTGACCTTCTGAAAATAAATTGGAGGGTTAGATGGCACAAACTCCTGAGGCCAAGGTCAAGGCCAAAATCAAAGCAATTCTTAAAACACATGGTGTCTACTACGCTATGCCGATAGGCACAGGGTTAGGCAATAGCGGTGTGCCCGACTTTCTATGTTGCGTGCATGGATTTTTTGTGGCTATCGAAGCCAAGGCGGGTAAGGGCGAACCTACCGCACTGCAATATAAAAATCTCGGTGGCGTAATCAAAGCGGGGGGCTACTCTTGCATCATCAAAGAAAACAATCTTCACTTTCTTGAGCAGGTAATAGCTGAGTGCAAAGAAAGGGCAGAATGAACATCCTCACAATTGACTTTGAAACCTACTACTCTAGCGAGTTGGGTTTTGCCAAGCAGACCACTGAGGAATACGTGAGGGATCAGCGTTTTGAAGTTATCGGTGTTTCAGTACAGGTAAACGATGGCGAACCGGCATGGTGTAGTGGCGACCATGAGACCCTATGCCAGTTCCTGACCTCGTTCGATTGGGCTAACAGTTTGGCGTTAGCGCACAACGCTATGTTTGACGGGGCTATTTTGAAATGGGTATTCGGTGTCAGCCCTAAGGGTTGGTTAGATACGCTCTCAATGGGTAGAGCGTTACATGGAACGGAAGTTGGCGGTAGTCTTAAAGTATTAGCTTCGCACTATGACGTCGGGGTCAAGGGTACAGAGGTAGAGGATGCTAAGGGCCTGCGCCGTGAGGACTTTACTGATACGCACCTAGCCACTTATGGGGAGTACTGCAAGAACGACGTTAGGCTTACCTACTCCATATTCTTGCTTATGAGTAACAACTTCCCCGCAGCCGAGCTTCGTTTGATTGACCTGACCATACGCATGTTCACCGAACCTACGCTCGAGTTGGATGCCAACTTGCTTGAGGAACACCTACAACTAGTTCAATCTACGAAGATAAAACTGCTTGCCCATTACGACAAAGACGACCTGATGAGCAACCCAAAGTTCGCACAGTTGCTCAAGGTGCATGGCGTCGAGCCTCCGATGAAGAAGAGCCTTGCTACGGGCAAAGAAACATTTGCTTTTGCTAAGACAGACGAGGCGTTTAAAGCACTACTCGATCACCCAAACCCAGTTGTACAAACTATGGTATCGGCAAGGTTGGGCACGAAGTCTACGATTGAAGAGACACGGACAGAACGATTCATTGGTATTGCTAACAGAGGCGCAATGCCCGTCCCGCTTAGATATTACGCGGCGCATACTGGACGATGGGGTGGAGACGACAAACTAAACCTACAAAACCTACCGAGGGGGTCGATGCTCAAGAGGGCGATCAGAGCCCCACAAGGCTACATGATGATTGACTCAGATTCATCGCAGATCG